CTAACGTGAGCCAGGGAGCGTGACGCCTAACTCTTCACCCAACGTTTTCATTTGAGCGTAAGTTTTTTCATCCACTTCAACCCCCCGTTGCCGATTTTGGGCTAACAAGCGATATTCACGATCCCCTGGAATCCAAATTTGTTTTCCAGGAATTGCTGGTAGCTGCCGAATTCGGTCTAACATCCGGGTCGCATCAGCCGCTAATTTAGCTGGCTCGCCGAAGAAAGCTGGGTCGAAAACCAATAAGAATTGGGAAAAATCATGCTTACCTTTTACGGTATCCGCTGAAATAGACCCTTGGGCTAAAATGCCGGTTAGGATTTCAATTACTAATGAATTGCCCATCCCTTTGTAATTTGAATTCTCTTCGAAGAGGCCCCCTAAGGTCAAGAGTCCCCCGCCCTTTTGGTCAGTTGAAAAGGCGGCCGCGGCCAAGATCTCCTCAGCTTCTTTAGGGTCGCGAACGACTTGGCGGTTCTTATCGACGACCCATTCACCCGGCAAAGTTTCACCCCGCTTGTCTTTAACCTGGATTTTGCCGCCGGAAACTGCCGCGGTGGCGCAATCAAACATAAATGGGTGGGGCTGGGCTGGGAAGCCGAAGGCAAAAGCATTTGAACCTAAGAATGCCGTGGTGGCATTAGTCGGCACCACTAAGGGTCGGGTGTTAGTCAGGGCAACACCCACTAACCCGGCCTCAAGGGCCAGGCGGGTATAGTAGCCTGCCGTTCCAAAGTGATTGGAATTCCGGACGACCGCCATGGCGATCCCGGTTTGTTTGGCTTTTTTAATAATTTCTCGCATTGCTAAACGCGCCGCAAGCTGGCCCATGTTTTGATTGGCATCGACCAAGACCAGCCCCGGTCGCTGTTTGATTACCGTTGCCTGCTTTGTTGGTATAATAGTGTGGTCCTTGACCATTTGGGCATACCATGCCAAACGGTTAATCCCGTGCGAAGAAATTCCGCGTAAATCCGCATCGACTAATGTATCCGCCAAAAATTTGGCATCATCAGCCGAAAAATTTAGTTTAACAAAAATCTGTTCCAAGTAGGTCCGTTCACTTTCAGCCAAAATTCGCATTCAGCATCGCTTCTTTCTCATTGTTTTATCATCTTTTTATAATTTTAAAGTGATCTGAGCAAATGTCAAGATTAAAAAAACTCCGCTGTGCTTAGTGCACACCGGAGTAAAATTAGTAATTACTTTTCCGTTGCCTTTTCCAAGGCCTTCATGATTGAAGGGTTCTTGGAGTGAAAGACAGCTTTAATTTTGGTAACTGTCTATTTATAGCCATAATGTTGATAAATCAACTTTTACGATCGAATTTAATTCCCACTAAAATTCATCTAATGTCAGTTTGTGCCAATAAAGTGTACCTTTTTTGTACCTTTTTGCTTATGTAGCGTAACAGGCCCCGTAGGGTATCTGCCGCTCTCACCCATTATCTTAGCATAGCTAAGAGGGTTTTTAGTGACAACTTATCGTGCCAGTGTTATTATCAATATGTAAAGAGGCCGCTTTAAAGGCGGTGGCTTTAGTTACAGATAATCAGTTAAAAAATAACCGTCCTGGAACCGGCCAAAGTTACAGGGGCGGTTATTTTTTGTTTTGGTGATTGTCGATGTATGTCAGCAACGCTATGATAAACGTGCCAAACAGCAACATCAGCGAAATCGCTTGATAGACGCTCACACCGGCTGGAACCTTTCTGGAGATTTTGTGCTAACATTGGCACCACCTCTTTCGGGAAAACAGCCACCGCCCATAAAACTTCCTCGTTGATAGTATACCATGCACACCCTCAGTCATAAATTGGCTGGGGGCGTTTTTGTACTCTCTTCAGCTATCTCACTTACTTAAACGTGCCGTAAGCTGCCCCCGTGATAGCGTTGCGGACAGCTACGTAAGCATACTGCCCGTTACCACGCGGTTGGCGCACGTAGACATATCCATCGTGCCGGGACCAGGCATCGTACTTAATCGTCAATCCCGGTCCAGCATATAGTAGCGTGGTCGATAGCGGCTTGGCGCCATAGCGTAGATGGAGCCAAGTGTTGCTGACAAATGTGCCACGCTCCCTGTGCCACGTGTCGCCTAGCTCATCAGTCCATGTCTTTGGGGTAGTTGGTTGCTCAGCCTTGCTAGTGCCACCCTTTGCCGCCGAGTTCGAGGTTGCCGGACTCGATGGCTGCTTAGTTTCGGCTGCGCCATCTTTAATTGCCCCCTTGATCTTAAGGACTTGGCCGGGATGGATAACATCGTTGACCGTCTTGCCATTTAATTGGGCCAATTGGTACATATCTAACCCAACCCGTTGCGCAATGGCCCACCAAGAGTCGCCAGCTTGGACCGTGTACGTACTCCCCGTCCGGTTTGACTGATCTGGTTGGGTTGGCTTAACCGGCGTGTCCTCCTTAACCTCACCGGTCCGCACGAAATGATCAATCAGCTCAACATTGCCGTCCACACCGTACCAGTTGTCCGCGTATTGCCACAGCGCAACGTACTTCATCGATGGGAAGTAGTTAAAATTGGGTCCAGTCTGGTTGGCCGTAGTGATGTACGATGCCGCCCACAGGCAAGTCCCGTAGCGCTGGCCAATCTGCTCAATGTCGACGTAATGCTGCAAGTACCAGGCACCAGAATAAAGGGCTGGTTTGTAGCCAGCGTCCTTGATTGTGTCCATGTACGCGATAATCGCTCGGGTGTTAGCCTGGACGTTGTTAGTCGCCCCTGCCTCATAATCCAGTGCAATTGTCGACCCCTTTTTGAGGCCTACGCGCTGGGCATCGCTGATGGAGTAACGGGCCATGGTTCGGGCCCAATTACTATCTGCGCCAAATTGACCCCAGTAATAAGCCCCAATGTCCTGGCCACTAGCCTGCGCGTTTGCGAGCTGAGCGCTGGCCTTAGGGTTTTGATAGTGGGCTCCTTCCTGACCACCGGAGCCACCAAGTTTGACGATCGTAAATCGCGACCCCAAGGCATACCGCTGTTGCATCCACCACAGGGTACTGTCTTGGTAGCTGGCAACGTCCTGGCCCAATCGGCGATCGGCATGAGCTGCTGATGGCAAGGCGGCGGCCATCAAAAAAGCGCCAGCCATTAAGGCCAGCGCTTTGAGTTGTGTCTTATTCATTATTGTCCTCCTTGGTTTTTACCTCACCGGATCCTTCGACAAAGCCCGCTACTGAGGCGACCGCTAAGATTGTGTTGATGATGCCAGCAATCTGATCCCAATGCCCATAGCTAAAGCCACAAGCGAGCATGATTTGTTGCGCTAAGACAATCAACAACGTCAAAAAGGCAGCGATGGTGGTTTTATTTAACGTACCATCATGATTTAAAAATTTCTGTTGTAAGTTAGTTTTCATCGATCTTCCTCCTGTTGTGTTTCTAATCTGATTAAGCGCCTTTCGTGGTCATCAATGGCTTGGTGCATACGGCTCTCAGTCTGCTTGCGCTCTTCCATGTCCGACCGCAGTTGCTTGATGGTTACGATCAGCTCAGCCATCGTTTCGCGCACTCCGTTCATGGTCTCGTTGATGCGATCAAAATCCTGCCGTGATGACTCGCGTGCAGTGCGACTGATGCCCGACCGCGCATAAGCTGCGATTGCGGCAACCAGTGTCAAGATCGCCACCCATTCTCCCCAGTCGAGTCCTGCAAAGTGATGTGGGTCCATTGCTTTCTCCCCCTTTCTCCCTTCGCGTTATCAAAATCGCCAGTTCAGGCTGCATAGTTATTTGCAATCTCCTGCAAAGCCGCCCCATAAGGTACTGTTAGCTTTCTCTGGCGACTGTTTTTAGCTAGGCTTGACTGGCATCCGTGCTCGTGGATTCGCTGGCGCCGGCTGACGTAGACGTGCTTGCTTCCACGTAGTCCTTGCCAGTGATCTGTTTGTATTGCTCAGCGGTAACGCTTCCCAACTGAACATACTGGTCAATCGGGAAACCAAGGTTATACAAACTTTGCACATTTAAGAATGACTGCTCTTGGCGCTGCTTCTGCAGTTGTTGAAGTCGAGCTAAAATATTTCGATTAAACATTTGCCTGTACTTCCTTTCCGTCTGAAATAGCTTGTGCAGACTGACTACCAGCATCCCCACTTAGCGCTTGCGTGATGAGATTAACTGTTTCGTTGAGATTAGCAATCTGCTTAGATAAACCGCTAACTGATTTCTGTAGGTCATAATCTGAGTTGGTCCCATGCCAAGCATCGGTTTTCTTATCATAGATTGGCTTTAGCAGCTCATAAACTTTACCATTTAGCACAGCAACCGGTGCCGAGGTAGTGGAGCCAACTGGCTGGTTCTTACACTGCACTTTGCCAGCGTACTCAAACGTTACTGGATCATAGATATAGTATGTTTGCATTCTTACACTCTTCCTTTCTAATCCTTAGCCTGATAACTGAAGGTCAAAATAGCCTCTGTTCCTGCAGGAACAGTATCATAAACTTTAATCTGTCCATCATTGGTAAAGGCTTGATATGTTTGTTTTGTTCGCTGTTGTAGAAATTGGATATAGCAACCGTCCCACGGTTTGAATGTCGGCGGGAAGCTGATCAAGCTCTGCATATATCCCAGATCTTTAGTTACGGTGAAGCCAACATTCAAAAAGCATTGACCGTTGGAATCGCGCTTTAGAGTCTGGCCCTGAATTGTTACCCCATCTGCCGGACTAATCTGTGCTGAATATGTTTTGTACAAATCAAGATCGGTATTCCAAATAACACAGTCAGCTCCACCATCATAATGAGTCAGTTCGGGGAAGTTACTAAACTGGCAGTTGGTAATGATAATCTTGCATCCTTGATTAGTCGAATAAGCTCTCAGGTGGTCCCATGTTGGCTCGCCTGAGTAATTTGACCAACGCCAACTGGCTGAATTGACATACACTTTGGAGCTATCAGTACAGTAGATCAGTGGAGTATCCGCGCTGTTGGCAGGGTCTTGGTGTCGTTCAATGTCCCCACCGATCACATTGATTGTTGCTCCAACGGTTGCCCGGAATGTCTGGTAGTTTGTCTCATACGAGCAACCAACCATTGTTAAGTGTGAGCTAGCATCTGCCGCCACGCTGTTCATTGTGATTACGGATCCGGTAATTGTCGCAATGCTCTTGTTCGTTGCTACGATTGCTGAAGCCTGTGGTCGAATACTCTCAAAACCGCAGTCAACCGTCGAGGCATGGATTGAGTGATCCAAGAACAGGCTTGCAGTCAAAGCACCGTTACTCTGCGTTTGAGATAGGTTTAAGCCAAACGACTCATACTGCTTAATGTTGAGGTAGAAGCCGTAGGCAAAGCAATGGCTCAAGCTAAGATAAGCAGTACCAATAGCAATAATCCCGTAGTTTGCTCTAGTGGGAGAAGTAATGTCTGGCGAGCTGAAGCTCATTGATTCCAGTTTAATCTGATGGTGGTAAACTGTTTCGTTCTGATTATTAGCTGGTCCAATGATCAAAGCAACATCTAGCTTGCTGAGGTCAATTGTCCGATTATTAAAGATACAAGTGTAGCCAGATAGATCGGTAGTGGTCTTCTGAAATTCCGTCTTAGCGTCCCCGACTAGCCGACAGTTAGTAGCTGACAAGATTAGCGTCTTGCTGACATTATAACGGCCATTTGGAAAGTAGATATTAGCCCCCTGAGCATAGTTATCAAAGATCATCTGTAGCTTAGCATGATTATCTGCTTGTGAAGGATTGACCCCCCACTGAGCCACGTTGATGACCTTCGGAGTATAGCGGAGCTTGGCGTATAGGCCATTTGCTAGTGCCTCATAGTAATCATCCGGTTTAGTGTCAGTGACATCATAGATAGCTGCCCCGCCGTCTCCCAAGGCATAGTAGCCACCTGTCTTGACGGTTTGACCAGCAACAATGTTCTTGTCAGCCTGCAGGCTAGCTAATGTTGGATAAACGTGCTCATAGATTAAGCCAAGCTTACTGATCTGACCTTGAATAGTCTTTTCAAACGTTTCCGCTTCCGCCTGTGTAAACAATCCTTCCGACTTAATCTTCTCCTCAATCTCCCCCAACCGTGCAGACACGGTTGTAAGCATATTTGCTGTCTCGGTACCTTGTTTGCTGAGTTGATCAAAGAGATTGGTTACTTTAGCCTTGAAATCAGCATTAATGTCATCAAATTTCTTCGTGTGCTCAGCAAAATCAGCTTCGACTTCCTCCAAAATTTGTTCCAACGGGCTAATATACGTACGTGGCACTAAGCCGCCAATCACCTTGTCTGCCAGCACTTGGAGATCAAATTCCAGCGTTGTCACGGACTGGCCGTTTTTTACAATCCGGAAAAAGGCTTGTCGATACGACCCAGCGACCGCAAAAGCGTGACCAGGTAAGTCAAAGCGGAATTGCCCATTTTGTAGATCAATCGGTACAAACCCTGTATCATCAATTACCCGGAAGTCGCCTTTGGAATTTTCCGGCAGTAGGCCTTCAAACCAAACGTTGCATCCGGTCATGTCAAAGGGCGTATGGTCCTCATTAAGGATATTGACAAAGACCTGTCGCATACCACGTTCAAATTGACGGGCTTGGACCCAATTGTTATTGTCATCAGCAAAATCAATCTTAAAATTTTGGATGTCTTTGACAAATGCTCGGCGATCTGCCCCAATTGTGTAATTAAGTGTCTGTGCCATTAAATCATCCCTCTCTTATGCAATACCATTACAACTGCTGCTTCCACGGTTTCTAAATCTGTTCCCAACGCGATATGTTTAGCGCGTGTGAGCCACTCTGCTTTTGCATCATTTAGGTCCTCGATTGAGGCTTTATCATCAATTTGTGACTGAAGATTTTTATCTTCTGCCGCCATCTCACTCCGCAGCTCCTGCTCCAATTCCTCATCCGCCACCCGCCGGTCGCGTGCCTCGCTGTCATCACCCGCCTTCCGCGCATCGGCTTCCGCTGCCAGCTTGCCATTAAGCTCGGCGTACATTCCTTCCGCCGTGATGGCATTGCTGTTGACTGCGTCTTCGATTTGCGCAAAGTTGGCGGCTGTGGCGTTATGTTCCATTCGGTCAGTTAATCCTACGGGCTTCAAGTCCAATTGTTTCAATTCGTCTCACCTCCGTTTTGTGCAACTAAGGCCTTCTGGACCTCTTGAGCAATCAATTCCTGCAATGGTGCCGCAATTACCTTCATGATGCGCTTGGCATCAGTTTCATCGTACTTTTTGCCATCCGGCCCATACTCATATTTCCAAGTCTGCCCATTATCGCTGGAGCACATCAATCCTGGGATTCCAGTTTTGGGATCCCTACCGTAGGTCAAGATCATCGGTTCAACATACCGTTGATCTTTTTCCGGTGCTTGAGGCTCAATCATTCCAGGTCACCTCCTCACCATCTAAAAACTTGCGCCAGGTATCCATTTGCGATTCCGTATATTTGTTGGTCACCTCGTGCGTTTCTTGGTGTTCGCCCACCCCACCAATCACGTTCAGCGCGGCTTGGCTGGTCCGGATCCGGCGAATATCTTGGCGAATGGCCACGTTCACGTCCTTCATCGCCAAACCGGTGTTGTCAAAGGTATACGTCGTGCTGCCACCGGGATGGATGCGTTGATCCACCCCATCAATTCCAACCAGTGTTACATCAACATCAAGATTGAGTTCGGGCACGACAAAGCGCCAAACTTCGCCCAACTGGGTGGCCCGTTCGTAGGCGTCCGAAATCGAGATCGTTGTGGCTGGTTGATGTTGGACCGTCGCATCAATGTACTCGCGCAACGTCTTTTCGTCGTAAATGCTATCCATGATCACATCGGGTCCCCAGTGCTCACCATACTGATCAATGCTTTCTTGATCCTTGTAAAGAAAAGCAACGGAATAGTAGCTATCAGTTGAGGTACTGGTCGTGGTGGAGCCACCGGTGCTGCCACCGCTTGAGCCATCGCCCCCGTTTTTGATCATGGCTTGAGGATCCAACCAGGTGCCATCATTAACAAAAGCGTGCGAAAACGCTCCTGGCAAAGCAGCACGAGTCACGCCAACGTGTAAGTGATCGGTATTGCGATAACCAATCACGTCCCCCGTCTTGACGACGTCGCCCACGTTGACAGTGATATTGCCCGGACTGGCAAATGCTTCTTGGTACTCGACGTTCAACCCGCTGGAGTCTTGGATTACTACATACCAACCAATCCCCCCGCTGCCCCACGCTCGGCTGATAGTTACCTTGCCGCCGTGGATTGCGTGAACCTCGGCACCCGGATGGTCGATCGAACCAAAATCCAAGCCGTCGTGAAACCCATTCGTCCGTCCCCCGCCGGTAAAGCCGAATTTTTGTGCCGTCATGAAGCTACCTTCACCGACGCTAGGGAATGGCCACCCCCAGCTATCATCGACGGCTGGTTTGACCGTAATCGTCTCTTTGCTAATCGGAGCGCCGTGGGGTGACCAACCTGAGTGGCCAGTAATTTGATTGCGCCAATTCGGGATATTCAGCAACGCTACAAACTGACCAGCAGCAGTCCAAATATCCGTAAACGGCGGGCGGGAGTAATAATCGAACGTCCCTTGTTTAAACTGTAAAATTCCCTTGGCAATCCCATCGGCCAGGCCATCATCACCACCGTGAGCTTTCTCGTCTCCGCCAGATTCCAACATGACCTGTGCTTTGACTAAATTGATGTCAGCGTCCGATAGGTGTTCGCCCACTAGCGCGGCAACGGATTTAAGTACTGCCACGTAGTCACCATTGACCATTTGCAGGTTACCAACTGCGCCGCCCCCGCCGGTGATTGTCGTGGTGGTCTTTTCCATCCGACCACCATAGGCCCGGCAAATATTAACGAGGTTGCTAGCGTCGGTTTGGATATCCACTCCGGCAAGATTGTGCAGGTAGCGGAACTGCCGACCGTTGTTAAACCGTAAGTGTGCCAGGTCATAGATCTTCAGGGTGTAATTGTCGGGCACCCAGTACGCCTTAAAAGTACTCAGATTAGACGTCAGCCACGAATAGCAATCCCCTGTTTCATCTACGTTGGCCTGCGGGAAATCACCGTGCAATTCATACTTAACGCCGAATCTATTACCATTGAAAAAGTTATCTAAATAATACGAAATCGGGTGCAGATTTTGTTCTTCACTCACTTTCTTAACGACCGTCCCTGCTTGGGCCACATTATCATCATTGTCAGTAGTGGTGTCAGTATCACTGCTACCCGATGTCTGAGGATGGTCTTCCGTTGGCTGATCCGGATCCTTCCGGAGATTCTTCAGCCGGTCGATCAATGTCGCAGTGGCGGTTAATTTGAGTGTTGGCACGCCGTTTGCGTCCAGGGACGGTTCCAGTTGTTGGATGTCATACCACTGGCCAAAGTAGTAGATCCCCCGCTTGGCCTTGGCTGCGTTGTAGACATCCTTGCTGGCTTCCGTGTAGGTTAGCGTCATCGAGATTTCATAGGTGCTACTGAGCTGTAAATTCAGATTGGCCGAATCATACAGATCCTGAAAATTGACCCGGTAGGCAGTTTTGCCGTCCTTTGCTTCAATGTAAATAGCTTCGCGCGGAATTGTTGTGTTAATCATGATAACCACCACATTGCAAAATCAAATCTAATGGTGCCACTGAAGTTTTCGATCACGAAATCATTGGCACCGATTTGTAGCGTCAAAATGCCCGCGTTGGTCTGCAAGAAATCGCCCTTGCCGTTTAAGGTTGGGTTAATTCCGTCCATGACAAACTGGCCACTGAACCCTTGCTGGCGGGACAAAATATCACCGGTTGTCCGATTTGTGATCTTCAAATTCCCGTTTGACGTCCCATCCAGCGTTAACTTAAATGGGTGGCCACGTCGCTCCGGATCAATTAAGACGTCCGAAAGATTATGGACGGTGAATTGATTGGTCGTAAACGTGTAGCCCGGATTATCTTGCAGTTCATTGTTCCCTTGGGCGTAAATATGCTCGCCCCAGTCGCCAGTAGTGCCAATGCTACGGGATAGGCCGAAGAGATCGGTAAACGTTACCTCACAGGTCCAATTGTCCCCGTAGTAAGTGGGCGTGGCCAGCTTCGCTTTCACGTAGTACATCCGGCCCGGCCAGTTCGCAAAACAAATCCAGTAAGGGGTCCGACTGACCAAAAAGCGTTGGAGGGCGTTAAAGCCTAAGAACCCATCGCTTTCGTCTTCGGCATTAATGCAGGCAATTTGCATTTTAAGCTCGCGGGTATCGTAGCTGGTCGACATAAGCTGCTGACCATCGGCGATGCCTACTTTCTTGTAGGTGTCTGTTGGATTAGCCGGTTGCGGGTCTGGGGCCCGGTAGCAGTACACGCCGGTTAATTCCGGCACATCAAAGGCGCTGGTCCAATTGTGGCCATCATTGGAGATGGCAAACTCAATGGGATCAAACGCCAAGGGATTCCGATACTCCCCAAAACGATATGCGTGCGGGGGATCCGCGCGCGTTGAAAAGACTTGAATCAATCGCTAATTCCTCCTGTTCCAATCTTCGGCATTTTTCTTGTTGACGGCCCGCGTCACGGTGTCTGTCATCATGATCGGCTGTAACTCGAAGTTGCCAAATAGTTCGACTAATTGTTCTAGCAATGCAATCATCCGGTCCAGTTTAGATTGGCCGGCCGCTTGGGACTGACTGCTATGGCTGGCTGGTTGGGCTTGGGCCGTTGACTCAAAGGCTCGTTCTAGCAATGGCTCGGCACTTACTGCGTACGGATTAAGGACGAATTCATGGTGTTCCGGATTATCACCAATCCAGGCCAGTTCCTTGCCCAAGATTTCGCCGCCGCCAGCGTAACCATGATTGTGGCCAATTACCGACAACATGCCACTAGCGCCATACCGGTGCTTAGCGTAATTAATAGCCGCCAGCATGTTGTCAAAACCATTCATAATGTTGCCGTAGCCAGCAAAGGCGTTGGCACTAAAGGTTCGCGGCTTGGTTTGCAGTAAGCCGGTCGCATTTCCGTCCTTGAGCCCGTCGTTGCCCCCGATTGCACCGGGATCACCACGGGATTCAGTTTGGATTTGTCGCAGCCAAGCGTTGACGTATGCCCCGCTGGTTGGCAGACCATTCATCCGGAGTGCCAGCTTAACCCGTGACCGCCACCGTTCGACCCCTGAGCCAGCCGGCGTTGATTCCGCCAACTTCCCCAGCAGTGGTTCGAGGTGCTTTTGCATCCAGCTACCGATCGGGGCCGTAATCTTGCCCCAAAAGCCCTTGGCAATTTCACCAAAGTGGCCAAACTGGTCATACATACCGGCCGTGGCTTTGCGGACTAGACTGGTAACGGCTTGGATGGGGTGTTCAAGGAACTTCATGGCCCCTTCCAGCTTATCCTTCAGCCAACTCGTCACATCGTCCAGCTTGTCGGCTGCCCAGTCGACGACCTTGCCAACGACCCCACCCTTGGCGAAGTGTTGTGCACCGACAATTCCGCCGGTTGCATAGTGGTTAACGCCCGCTGCCTCCATAATGGCGCGGGTTTCTGGTCCGGAGTATACCCGTGCGCCTTCCGGTAGGAAGCCCGTCCAATTCCGTTCCTGGCTCATAAAAAGCTGACCGTTTGGCATTTCAACCAGTTCTTTCCAGTCGGGCCCGTCACCATCATTGATGACTGACAGGTGCCGGTGGACGATCCCACCTTGTGCAAAGTGGACTTTACTGAGTTTGCCCATCGCATTGTGGCCAGTGAAGAAGGACCAAACCTTATTGATCGCGCCCAGCCCAGCGTTGATGATGTAGATCACCCCGTTGATGCCAGAGGCGGCTGCTTGTTTGATCCCGTCCCAGATCTTTTCAAAGACGCCTTTGATGCCATTCCAGACCCGGCTCCAGGTTCGCGAAATCCGGTCGGTTTGCGAGGAGATGACCTTATGCACGGCGTTGATTCCCGCGCTGGCTGCTTTACTGATCGTCTTCCAGATCCGGCCGAAGAAAGCGGTGATCGCTTCCCACGTTTTATTCCACGCTTTACCAATGGCCTTCAAGATTGGATCCAAAGCTTTCTTGACTGCTTCAATCCCGGCTTTGGCGACCTTCTTGATCTCTTTCCAAAGGTTGGTGTAGAAACGCACCTCATTTTTCCAAAGTTTTTCGATCGCCTTGATCGCTGGTTCGAAGACCTTGGCCAAGAATTTCGTTAAGTCATTCCAAAGCTTTTTGATGTCTTTGATTAAGGCTTTAAAGGCCTTGGTCAACGGCTTGATCAGTGGTCGGGTAATGATTACTGCGATCCCAACTGGAAAGGCCAGGGCGATCAGGATAATCTTTCCAATCCCCGCTAAGACTTTACCGATTGCCTTACCTACTCCCGCAAAAGCCTTGGGGATGCTGGCTACGAATTCCTTGATCTTCTTACCAGCTGCTTCAAAACCCTTCACAAGCGACTTTTCCCAGTCGGCTTTCCCCGTAAAGGTTTCCTTGAGCGCTTTCCCCACGCTATTGACGGCATCACGGAATGGTTTGATGTGCTTGTAAGCAAGGACCAACACTGCAATAAAGGCAACTATTCCAGCTACAATCCATATTTCCAGCATTCCTAAAAATGCTAGGTCCAACAGCTTTACAGCACCAGCGAATTCTTTTACCGCAGTTATCGCATGACGAATTGCCCCAAAAGCTAGCATCGTAAGGTTAAAAGCTTTAACTGCTCCGACTGCTAAAGCAACCGGACCAACTACTGCCCCAAACGCTACCCCCAGCAACTTAATCGGATCAGCATACTTACCTAATCCATCCATGTGCTTAGCAAGGTTGTTCAGGGGTGACAATAGACCACCGACGAATTTCTCTACCAGTTCCAGTGCTCCGGCCATGACCTTGAAGGACGCAGTTGCGCCAATCCAAGCGCCGCTGAGGAAGACCTTGCTGATTTCACCAAGGATTTTTAAGAGACCTTCAAAGGGGCGTACAATCCCAGCAATGCCTTTGATAGCGCCGTTGATCCCGGCGGCCATCGCTTTGCCGACCCCTGCAAAAGCCTTCATCGTCTTCGGGTCCGTGGCCCATTTTGAGACTACGTCAAAGACCGGATTCTGCATCTTAGTAAACGGTTCGACTAGTGCCCCCGTCAGCTTTGGTACAGCGGTCCGGATCATCCGCCCCATCCCATCTAGCGTGCCAGTGAAGTTCTTGGTGGCGCTGCTGTACTCTTTGCCCATCCCCAGTAAGACGTGATTCATAGCGTCAGAGCTGATTTTTCCTTGGCTCATCATGTCATTCATCTCACTCATGGTGAGGTCTTTGTTGTGGGTTACTTGGCGTTCGTAGTCCAGCAGTTCGCCCCGAAACTTCGGGAAGACGTTTTGGATCGACAGCATGTCTTGCGCGCTGGCCTTCCCGTTCCCGACCATTTGGGACCATTGCATCGCGAAGTTCTTAACGGCATCGTCCGACACCCCGAAGGCATCTTGCAAGGTCAGCACAGCTTGGGAGAGATCGTGGGTCAGCTTGATGTTGTCAGTCACGGCGTAGAACTTTTGGTTCAGCTCGTTGACCATTTCGGTTGAGTTCTGCGCGGCGGTGGCCAGCTGATTAGTCATGTCGACCAACGCTTGACCTTTTGAGGCTGAACCCGCCAAAGTTGTCCAGGTGGCCAGCATGGTTTGTTGTTCCCGGTTGTAGCGGTAACCCGTTGCAATCAGGCTTTCCAGTCCATTCTTCAGCGAGCTGACACCGCTGAGCACTGCTCCCCCGATCAAGGTGCCACCTAGCACGTTCTTTAGATCGCCGAAGCGTTCCTTGAAGTTCTTGGTACTATTGGTGGCATTGTTAATTCCTTCTTTGAGCCGCTTGATTTTTTCGTCCGCGTTACCAGTCAGATTAAATTGCAGTTGCTTATGGTCAGGTAAGCCTTGCAGATTTTGGGTAAAGGTCTTCAGCTTAGCATCTTCGGCCTTCACCTCTAGATTGATGACCTCTTTATTTGGCAGGGCTTTGAGCTTGTCCTGGTACAGATCCAAGCTGGCCCGGACGCTGTTGATCGCAGCTTTGGCGCTCTCGCGATATTCCGCGATTTTGCGCTTTTGTGCTTCGGTCGCTTCGATCATCCGGTCACTGGCTTCCTTAGCGTTCGTACCGTAGTCACGCCAGCCTTCGCTGACTTGTTTGACTTCGGCTACGGCTTTTTTAGCGGCCGCAACCCCATCTTTCTGCGCATTGACCACCTTTTTGATCGTGCTGGTTGCTTCGTCAATTACCCGCCAGATAAATTGTTTTTCAACGACGGCCATCAGTCTCACCTCCTTTTTGAATTAAATCGATAAAGTGCTGTTGCAACGGATTCAGTGCCAGTTTTGGCAAGGCTGCTTTGAGGGTATCCTCGGCCAGCTTCTGATTCCGATCTCCCAGCTGTTTGATTAGCTCGGCAAATGCCTGTGGTTCCATTTCGGTCAACATAGTTGGCTGAGGCACTTGCTTTGCAAACAACAGTTGATCTCGCTGATCGGCTAGATTGAGTTGGTAGCCACGGCGGATGGCGCCGAACTCATTTGGGGTGAGCTCGGTGAGATCGGCGATGGTGAGGCCGATGCGAGCGGCTTCGGCGAGGATTCTTGACCAGTCAGCAGCTGCTTGAGCTTCTCGATCTGCGTCTGCATGTATTCCAGCCCCGTCAGCATCTGTTCCTTCTCGGTACCATCGTCCATGCCATTGATCCGCTTTTCGATCAGATCGGCGTTCCGATTCAGCTCTTTCAAGGATTCGGATAACTTCCGGGCTAAAAAACCGTTGGCCTTTAAGTCGGCAAAAATATCTGCAAAGGCTTGGTTGGTCTTGTCATCATCGACAAAGATCAATTCTTCCAGTGCTGCTTCCACGTCATCTTCCGTTGGTTGATTGCGCTTGTAGTAGGCCAGCGAGTGGTAATAAACAGCCACGATCATATCGACGTTTTCTTCTAAGAGGCCATTCACGACGGCGGAAAAGCCATCTGAATTCCCGTCCTTGAGAAATTTGTCGTCACGGGTTTGCTTGTAAAAAGCAAAGTTCAACTTTGGTTCGTAGACTTGGTTATTGATAGTTAAAGCTTGCATTAGTTAAATCCTTTCTTAGTTAGAACTTGAATCGGAACCAGTGGCACCGGATCCCGGCGTGCTAGAAACAACTGGTGAACTGCCACTTACTACGGGCCCACCGTTTTCCTTTAGGTATTGGTCCAATGGCGTTGGCTTTGGATCGGCCGTACCACCAACATCGGTGTTGTGGGCAAACGCTGCCAGGTCCAGTCCAGTCGTGTACAGTTCTGGATCCAGTTCGTCTTGACGTAACACTCCTTCGCTGCTTGAGCCATTTACTTCATACGTGATGTTGGCGTGATTCAGGTTGTTTACTGCTTCGGTGTTAGGCATCCCGTTGGCGTAGCATTGAGCATACGTGGCCGGTACAACAAATTTACCGGGATGAGCTGGATCGGCCGTCTTTTGGTTGAAGTCAATTCGCCAAAGCGAGATCGTCCGGTTTTCTTTGACCGAGCGCTGAATACCTTCACGAATGTAATCGTTACGCTTCTTCCAGTACGAATCCACCACAAAGGTTTCAGCACGGGTCCCGGAAGCATGGAAAGTATTCTTCTTCGTGGCCACGGCCGTCAACGTTGGCGTGTCAGTCGTTGAGGTGGCCGCTTGTTGGCCCAGCATGTGAATCGTATCTTCGGGTTTGTCCCACGGGAATTTAACCCCGTAGATAATCAGATTGGCATCTTGCAATTCTGCCGTGTCAAATTGTTCTGACATGATCTACACTCCTTTTGTTTTTTCAGTTGAGTAAATAAGGTAGTCGACTAAAAAAGCCAGCCGAATCACCGGCTGACCGTTAAGCTCATCGTATAGTGTGCGCATCGAGTAATCATCGAAGCGAATATCCCAATGGGTAGTTAGGTAAGAGAGATTGTTAACCACCGCCCGGCCAATTGCTAAAGCATCCGCTGATTGACCTTGCGCGGCATAGACATCAATGGCCACCGTGGCTTTAATCACACTGAGTGTTTTAACTTGATGTTGTTGCTGGACGCTGGATAGCTTGATGGCCACCTGCGGGAGTTTGGCTGGTCGATGATGACCCTCGATAAATACTGGGACCGTGGAGCCGCTCAGGACTGCCTTAACGCTCTGCAGTAAATCTGCTTCTGGTGTAATCATCGTAATGCCCTCCGCATGGCCTGTTCAAATTCGCCATCTAGCTTGGTGGCCACTTTTTCCCCTGAGGGTTTCATAAAGGGTTCCGCGGTCATTTTGCTATTGCCGAATTCAACGTCGACGCCGTAGTAGTGTAATTCCGACCCCTTGCTGGGCTTAAAGCGCTTTGCTTTACCACCCTTGGCTTTTTGCCGTGCTTTGTCAGCATCTGCCGAAGTGGCCAACGGTACAACGCTGACTTTCAGCCCACCACGGCTAAACTGTGGGGTAATACTGCCTTGCAGAGTCCCTGTGGGAATGTAGCCGGATTTGCTGTGGCCAACTTGCTGGCTTTCGATCTTTTGGGCCGCATCGACTTCATCGGCCCCAGCATTGCGGATAAACTGTTTGCTGACCCGTAACGCATTGGCGTACTCCCGTTGGAATTCCGCATAAGCACCCTGCAGGCCGGCCGCTTCCAGCGTGCGAGCAATCTGTTCCAACCTCTTGAAATCAGCTAGGTTGACTTCAAACTCAACGCGCGGTAATTGGTCATAATTATTAGCCATGGAAAATCACCTCACTGTTAATGATGTAAAAATCTGTCCGGTTTAAGTGCCGGCTGATCTGTTGGATCTCGTGGGTGGTGCTGGCATCGCTAGGGTCATAGTTGGCAAAGGAAAGCTTGTCAGCATCGTATTCCCCAAAGACCCGTACGATCGTCGTATCGTAGATGCTTCCATCACCAAAGGTTAGATTGGCCCGCTTGACGTTGGCTTTCACCATCGTAAAGGTCTGCGTAACCCGTTCGTTCAAGCCATCTTCCTCATAACCTTCCTTGATTAAGTACACCGTCTGGTCATAGCGCATCTTACCACCCCATAATGTCGCCCGGCTCGTCGGCTCCGTGCTGGTCGGCCCATGCTTGCAAATCCGGTAAGTAATCTTTGATCCCCTGACCAAAATTAATGGTTAAGCCTTCCTCAGCAATCGAGGTCATCCCCTCATTATGGAATTGGTTGTATTTCCCCAGCACCAAGGCGTCAACAACGTAGTTTAACTGGCTCGGGAATGGCTCATCATCAGCCAGATATTTACCGATGTAGGTTGTGATGGCTTCTTGGGCTTGCTTAATGTAGATCGCCACTCGGGCTTGATCTTTCTCATCGAGCTCAACCCCTAGCAAACTTTGAATCCGATCTACGCCATCCATTGGGCTCACCTCCATTAGTGACTGCCATCAGAGACCGGCGTAATTGGGTCGTTAGACGTGGTGAACTTGATCATCGGGATCGTCTTTGGATCATACTTGCGAACCCAGTTCTTCCCGTCGGCCATGTCAGCCATGGATGGGAAGTATTGGTGTGGGTGAGCTTGTTGGAAGGCTGATTCATCCCAGCTCATCCCTTGCGGAGCCAAGACGAAACGCCGCCGGTTGATCAAGTAGTCGACCCCGTTAAAGCGCAGTGGATCCCGGCCGGTTTCAACCGCGTGAGCAGGTGGCTTTTCGGACCAACCGTAAGCCCCCGTCGCAAACAGGTAACTGGTGTACTTGCCGCCGGAGACTGGCAGAGAGTCATCCGCGATCACCTTAACGCCCTTGATTGAATCACCAGGGTTTGGCGCGGAAATTGCAGTTGGTACTGGATTACCGCTGTTGATAATAATCTTGTTGGTATCCTTGTCGACTACGTTGGCATCTTGCAATTGACGCAGGATGTCTGAGTGGACCACTACGATTGCCAAGTCTTGGTACCGGTCCCCCAGTAAGAAGCGGGCCCGGTTAAAGTTCTTCAACGAGAAGGTCGCGTCTTTCGAGGTCCGGCCATCAGTAGCGTCAAATTGGTTGATCCCCTTCATCGAATCGGATGCGAAGACCCCGTCCAATGTCGTCAGCAACGTCTTTTGGTTAATGTGCCGCCAGTAGTCACCAATTGATTCGGCGATTGCTTCCAGTGGATCCGTCTTGGTTAATTCGGCCGCCAGATCAGTCGCCGACCACGCTTGGTTGTACCCAAACAGCCGGGCTTGTGCCTTGTCCGTTTGGATCGCATTGAGCGAGATGTCCTTGGTGTCATCAGGGATTTGCGGGTCAACGTCGGCCAGTGCCTTGAACATCGGCATGTTAACTACATAGCCCCCGTTGGCCATTAATTTTTGGGCCAAGTCAGGTACGGGCCGAATAACCCCTGACGTAAAGAATTGATCTTTTTCCACGGCTCGTTGGACCACGTAGTTGGCCCAGCTTTCCGGGATCTGCATATTGGCTAATTGAGTAGCCACGGTAATATCTGCCATTATTTACAACTCCTTTATGATGGTTGAACGTAGTATCCGGTTGGTTTGGCTGCTGCAATCATTTGCCGAGCCATCTCCGGATCCGTCATTGCGATTGCGTTTTGCTTTGAGAGATTAAAACTTTCCTTAGCCCAAGGATTATCAGCAAACGAGTTGCCTCGATTGCCGGACCCGTTGACCGGATTTTGATGGCCGGCCATTAGTTCATCCTTGGCTTTTTGGACTTGTTGACTAACGTACTTTTCCAGTTGGTCCAGGTTTTGGGTGGTTTCATCGTCCGTTGCACCCATTACCAATGGCAACATATCAGCACTGATCCCACGGTCCATCAACATGGACTTAGTAGTCAGTTCCTGCATCTTGCGGTTCAGTTGAGCCCGTTGTTGATCCAACGACTTTTCCCGATCAGCCGCTTCAGCCTTAGCCCGTTCATCTGCGGTCATTTTCGCCCGTTTTTCAGCCGTCTTAACTGCTTGGGCTTTTTCTTGTTCCCATTCAGCTTGCCGGTTTTTCAAGTCAGCTGCGTGCTTTTCGTTTAGCTTAGCGATCTTATTGTTGATGAGGTTATCGATCACTGATTGTTGTTCATCGGTAAAGGTTACCTTGTCACCATTACCTTGGTCTGGATTCGTAGGTTGTCCTTGCCCTTGTGGTTGCTTATCTTCATCTGTCATTATTAATCTCCTCCGTTTTACGCCCGTCGGCTGATTCCGTTTAGCCTCCGTCGAGGATTACCGTATGCTCTTTTACGTCTGACACACGTTTGAAGACATAAAAAAAGCGACTACCAAGCGATAGTCACTACGTGTAATCACCCCGAACCGGGATGATATTGCATTGACAGTTAGGGTGGAATGGTGGGGCATTGACCCCAATGACCAGCTTGGTCAATTCGGTTTGCGTACCGTCCATCCCCGTACAAAAATCACATACGTGCTCATTGTGTCGGGATACGACCTTGACTTTCTCATAGCCATTGGCCCGGTAGCGGTGAGCCACTTCCCTGGTCTGGGTCGCCTTAGCTTCGGTCAAGAAGATTCGCTTGGCCGCTGCTTGGGCTCGCTGGTAGCTCTTCGCGGTTTGGGCTTTCCAGTCCTCAACTTTGAGCGCTTCATTGACCGCCTTTTCAAGCGCATGCGGATTCATGTGAGTTTGGACTTGGTAATCAATAACCTTGTCCAGATCAATTGCTAAGCCCTGCATGTGCTTGAAAATCGTTGGTAGCTCCTCATCCGCCTGCCCTGTCTTCAACGCGGTTTTAATCAGAGCCTTGCGCTTTAGCTGCGTATTGTAGCCCTGCTGGGGTTTTCCTTCTAAGTGCATCAAACGTTGATAGATTTCCTGTTTAAGCACACTTAAGGAGCCAGCCAGCATCAATCCCGTTTGGGCAATATTCAGCCGACTGTTAAGCTTGGCCAGATCAGCATTGGTGGTATTGGGAGCATTGTCCAATAAAGCACTCAAAACAGCCCGCTGAGCATCTGTCGTGGCTTCTGCACTTAATTGCTTGAGGACTGCTTCGACCGCCGCTAAATCGTCTGACGTGGCGCGTGCTTGCAAATCCGTCCCAAAGTAGTAGGCCAAGTTCAGCATTTGGTCATGCTGGGCCGTGGCCACCAATTGTTCTAACGATTTAATTGCCGGGTCATCAGGTCCAAACACCGATCGTAGTGCTTTCAGCCATTCTTGGTCCGTCATGCTTCATCATCCTCCTGCTCCTGATTTGGCAGTTGACCATTAGCGAAGACTCGCCCAATCCCGAAGTCTCCTGCATCTTCTTGCGATCGGACATCCGCTTCGTGCTTGGCTTCATCGTCAATCCGTTGTTGTTCCGCTTCTGCATTAACTTCCGTGATTGGCTCTGCCTTTTCTCTGAGCGTTTGGCCACTGAATAAGCCAGTACTCTTGAGCGTCTGAATCAATTGGGCTGTTTGGTCATCGTTCTTCGGCAGGTTTGGATCAAGGTTTGGTGTTACCATCGCCAACAAATCATCGACTTCTCCTTTGAGCTTGCTGCCGATTGTCCAGTAATTGATACAACAAGCCAGCCGATCCATCAATGACTTCTTGAATAATGCTTCTTGGATCTTTCGCTCTTGATCACTGCCCCAAAGCTTGTAGCTCATGGCCACCCCAGAGGCATTACTGGCAAAGTCCTTATCATTGACGTTCGGCGTGTTGGTATATTTATGGATTTCGTTAATTAAGAAATTCGTGTACGTTGACCAGCCGGTCGAATCATACTGCTTCGTGAGGTACTTCAGCGACGGCATGACAATTTCTTTTTCAGCTCCCAGTCCTTTTTCAACGATTGCTGGCTTCAGCCAAAAGATATTGTCCTTTGCGTTGATTACCGGGTGGGCCGGTACTAATACCACTGGCTTACCATCCTTGCCGATCTTTTTGTTGCCGTGCTCATCGCGGGCATACACTGGTTCGGTTTTATTGGCAAATTGACCGGTGGCCACCAAAGCCGCTGAGTTGAAATCCTCTTGGAAGTTGGCCATCGTCGAGACGGTCTTGTCTAATGCATCCAGGTGGTCTAACTCAGGCTCCCAATCACCCATCCGCTCTTCATTGTTCCGGTACTCAGTTAGAGGTACTCGGCCGAAGAAATGATATTCTTCACCGTCAAAGACTGCAGCATTAGTTGGAGTATTGCTGTTGGGCAGGCCGCCCTCAGAGTGGAAGCGATAGATTTTATCGTCAGTGTAGATTTCGTATTGCTCAACCAGGTGCTCGTCTAATACTCCCGTTTGGTAGTAACGCAGCGCGAATAACGGCTGACCTTTGATCGAGTCATCGTACACGACAAAGGCAGTTGTTGGATCAACCTTGGCCAGGTTCAGCGTATTTGTGCCTGCGTTAGCATAGACCAGGTCGTAGGCCCGGCCCATGATTGATAAATCCTTCTTGATCATCTCATCGATGTAAACTTCATCCGCCGTGCGGTTGTAGTTGTCGATCAAGTCGGCTAGCGTAGCAGCGGTTGCCTTATCCTGATCTTCCCTGGCGGCCACTTTGAATTGGATGTCGTTGCCGAGGAAGTACCCGACGCGAATATTCGTGATGTACCGGGCAAAGGCCGATGCAATCCGATTATGCGCGTTCTTAGGATTGGGCGAACCGGGCCATTGCTTGATTTGGTTTTTGGCCACGTAGTAGTCCATCAACCCTTTTAGCCGCGGCACCTGATTATCCACGTGATGGCGGGTAAATTTGTACGCAGTCGCAAAGAGTTGCGTTGGATTGTTACGCATGGCATCAAAAAAGCCAACCGGCATTCGATAGACGCGGTTGGCTTCAGTGTTGAAGCGTTGTTGCTCAAATAATTCTGTCATTAAATATCAACCCCCATTTGTCGGGCAATGTGGTACTGATTGTCCCAGTCAACTCCGATACTGCCATCGTAGAGATCCATGTACTGACGCATACCATAGCGGATGCTGTCGATCAGGTGGTTGCTCTCATCTTTGGGCTTGTTCAAGGTATTGCCGATGCTATCGGTTGCGAACACGTAATTGTTGAATTCGTTCCACGTCTGCTCGCAAGATGGGTGCACGTGGATTTTGTACTGCCATAATTGGTCAATGCCGGCTTCTACCGGTGTTTTAACTACGCTGCGTGCTCCTTCGATCCCCAGATCGATTAATTGCTGCGTCCGCTCTGGGGATGCACTATCCGCAAAGATTGTTGCCCGTTGGTAACCGTGCTGGCGTAACCATGCCGCAGTCTCCGGAGTAGTTTGATGGTACGCATACAATTCATCGTAGATCCAGATTTCTTTGTTACGCTTGTCAACGGCCATGGCCACAAAGGCGGTTGGGTCTTTCCCAAAGCCGTAGTCAATGCCAAAGGCTGTGTCTCGACAGGCTGTGATTTTCTCCATCGGATCAAATGCCACGCGGTCAACGTTGTCTTCAAAGACCAAGCCTTCACTGACACCCCAATCGCCATCAGCAGCTACTCGGGCCCGTCTTGGATTGGTCTTATACAGATCAAGGTACCGTTGCCGGTCCTTCACATCGAGCCATTCATTGCAGCGGAACGTGGTCGTCTGGGCAAACACGTCATCCTTACGCGTTTCCGGATCAAAGAAGGTCCGCCGCAACCAGTGATTGCGATTCCAGGGGTTAAATGTAATAGTGATCTGCTTAAAGCCATCCGCAGCATCAATTTGCCCCCGAATAGACTCTTGCAAGGTTTCCAGTTTGTCAGCTGATTCGACCTCATATGCCTCCTCAAGCCACACAAATGCTAGTGATCCTTGCGTTACAGTAATTGATGTCAACTTCAGCGCCTTGTCCAAGCCACGGAAGATAATCCGCTGACCTGTGGGAAGGTACATAATTTCCGGCATTGACGGATTGCACTTAAATAAGTGATCCATCTGGAAACGATGGATGGCCCAGCACAAGTCAGCATATGTTGATTGGCGATTGGTGTTCGAGTAACGGCGAACAACCAAAATGTTGGCCCACGGGTATTTCACCAGCCGATAAATCATGTTCAAGGCTGTGGTCTTGGACTTCTTACTTGCTCGTGATCCTTTCACCACGCGATAAAAGTGCTTATCGTGCCAGAAGTCATAGTAACCACTACCAACCAGTTTATTTAGGCTCAGCTTCGCCTCCATCTTCCTTCACCTCCTCATCAGGCTGTAAATCATCATCAAATACAATCTTGGTCAGGCCGCTTTGGTTAGCATTATCAAGCCGCGCCAACAGTTCCTTCATGGCTTTCTGCTTGTCATACAGCTCTACAACTGGTTCACCTTTGTCAATCCGGATACTCTTGATGGCCGAAGTATCAATCTCTTTGCTATTCTTGAGCACCACGATGGATTCGTAGTAGTAGGCTTGCTTGCCAGTTGCTGGATCAATCTTCGGCTCCATTCGGTAGTGGCCACTGTTGTCTTCATACGGGCCAGTATCATCTTTAATCTTTTGCCACACCAGTCGCTTTTCGGTCCGGAAGTCGAGTACGTCGGTAATATCGGCCGTTGCTTGGTGTAAGTATTCGCGCACAATATCATTCGCCGTTACGTACAGGTCCCGGACCTGCTGACGTTTAAGCTTATCGAGTTGCTCTTTGATTTTAGGCTTCTGCATCAGCTTCCACGCGTTGACTTTGGCCACTTGGTACGACGACTCGTAAGCTTGCTGGTACGCCCAAGTAGCATTGTATCGCTGCAGGTAGTACAGACAGAAACGTTTCTGATTGTCATTAAGCTCGTCATTTTCTGCCAACTCTTCAACAACATCTGGCGGTGCTTTTGTACGCTTACTTTTTCCTTTTGTATGCATACCTTTCTGGCCACGTTGCCAACCATATCTAGTCTTCCAAGATTTAACGGTGCTTAATGCCACACCGTACTTTTGGGCAATTTCTTTATACTTCATGCCGGCTAAGTAATCATTCCGGGCATCGTCAATCCTTGTCATCGCATCTCACCCACCTCCTAGAGTAATTTTATTTATGTACTAAAAAAGCACCTGCGTGATGCAGATGCTGGTTGGAAAGTGGCCGGATTTGAACCGGCACTTGGACGTCAGTATGTGCTCAGATTTTAGCTTGCGCCACCTCCGGGTTCACTTTTCTATACGGTACTGGGCCCTGAACTCCCTCTTATTCGATTCACTTCCCATTGTTATTGTCCCATATTTTTTTGACTAACTCAATTAACTTCTTTTCTTGTTTAGTAACCTTTCGATCGCCCTTTTCATTATGCAAATATCCTACATGTACATGAGGCTTACTAGGAATACCATTGATCTTGTGGTAATGGTCCAAATCAATTTGAGACGAACGAAGATTGTTTTCATCGAATCGAACGATATTCTTGAGCTTATTTTCTTTGGTGACCTCTACGTAGACTCTTCCTTTTGTCATAGTTTCCATGGGAGACCTTGATTGATTTGCAACATTGTATTTAATGAACTTAATGTTTCCATATTGCAGAAGAGTACGGTATTCCGTTCCGTACTTCTTGCCATTTTTAGCCACTCCAGATGAGGCTCCTCTACTTCCCATCAGCTAATCCTCGTAATCTAGCTATGTTGTCATTTTGATAATACACAACGTCTATTTCTTCCGGGAATGGATACTCTATCTTATCCCCATAGATCAATAACTGGACTGGCTTAAGTCTCCGGATTACCTCATCGACACCTTGTTGCCAAATTTTAAGTGCAGTCCGACGCCTGCGTACCCCAATTGTACTAATCGACAATGTAGAAAATTTAGGTAAACCATCAAAGCAAAAATCATACGTACGCGGGTCAGCCCAAGTAACTGTCGGAATAACTGTTAGATCACTATTTTGCATCATTTGACCTAGCAATCTTGAGCGGTATACGTTCCAAACCATCATTGATAGTGGCATGTCCGTGTACAGACTAAAGTCAGGCGTTAGCACACAATCGAATTTCTTGAGAATATCGATATATCGCTGTGGCTGCTTCCATAACCGCTCAAAACGATAATCGTCCAAGTAGAAATGAATTCCATCTGCTGGTGCGGCCGTTGCAAAGCGATCGAACCCAACTAACTTCTCAGGCTTATAAACAATTGGATGTAGGACAGGCATTTGAAAAGTTCCCGTCGTCTGATCTAAGTCAAGATAGTTTAAATTGTATATGTTGTTAGTTCGTTCGCTCATATCTCTCACCAAAATAAAAAAGCCAGCTATTTAGCTGACATTATAGTTAGTTATTGTTTTCTGAATTATTGTAATCACTATTGAACTTAAAATTAATCAGAAGCAGCATTTGAACAAAATCCAGAATACGTTGAGCATCGTTTTTATTTTTAGACGTATGATTGTGCGTTGCACTGTTACCTTCGAGTCTGATTTTATCAACCCATTCTCGGCTTTTTTCTGGGACATAACCATTATCGATAAGATAGTCAACATATTTAATAAAACTTTGGCCGTCTTCTGCACCGTAATAAACTGCTACATTTGCTAAAATTTTACGACATATCAAAACAACACCAGTAAACGCTCCAACTTGGTATGAGTTACGCGCCTCATCATATAAGCTCTGTACTGTATCAGGTAAGTTAGTTATTGACTGCCCATAAACAGCACCTGGCGTTACTACATAATTTTCCATAAAAGATGGCCTCCCACAATACGGGCATAAATAGATTGCAATGTCATCATGATACTTTAGCAGATATCCATAACTAGATCCAACTGTTTCTCCGCAATATCCACATGTGTAACTATAAGGTTTTAAGTGCTCAATGTTTTTCCAATCTTCATAATCAATAATTGTCTTTACCATTTTATTTTCACCTCATCCATATAATATAAAAGACCGGTTATAATAACTAGGCTGAGGTAAAAATAAAATGTTACCGTCCATTTTCACACGGACGTTATACTGAGCAGTTACCGTAAACCAGCATGTGTTGCATTTTCTACTCAGTCTCTGCCAGGGGATAAATGTGTCGTTAACTATAAAGAGGCCATTTCACCATCCTTATAATAAATATTTCCCTTAGCGTTGATGCCCCGAGATGGATTTGCACCACCGAACCCGAAGGAGCGGATTTACAGTCCGCCGCGTTTGTCTTATCTTCGCTATCGAGGCAAAAACCCGGCCAAAGCCAGGCATTATAGCGACCACACGGGCCACCAGGTTGCGGTACACATAGTTGTGAGTATCCGTAAACCGCAATCTCGTAGCAGGGATTTGCACCCCGAGGCACCTAATTTAAACGCGTTATACCTTCATTCAGAAAAAGGAGGACCGGCAGTACCGGTTGTTTTCATTAATACTAATCAATCTGCGTAAACAAATCACCATTGAAACCTTGATTGTAAATGTAAACGTGCCACTACGAGATAACCGGAGCAACAAATCGTAAAGGGGGAGGCTCTCACCTCCTGATAATATTAATGCTAGGTAGTATGCTCCGGGAAGCTAGACTGCTGCTATACAAAGTAGGCTTACCACACCTCCGTGTTAAGTCTAGTTGTCAGCCCAGCAATGCCTAAGCGGTGGATTTGGACCACACTTTTGTCAGTAATAATCGCTTCAAAAAATACTGCCCCACCTGGGAACTTGGCACCCGCCTTGCCGAGTAGGCGGTATGACGAGGCCCGGAATCGAACCGGGATCTTCAGGTTACACCTGCTGCTCGCCCATTGAGCTACACCGCCACTGGAAAATATTGAGTTGCTTATCCAAATCATTGGACAATACCACTATAACGCCGTTTTTAGTGCTGTGAGTCCGGTCATAGTCCGCTCTTAGTCCGATTTGAGTCCGATTTTCAAAATTTTGGATGTTTTATGCTAGAATAGTTTTGCGGCTTTGCCGTAGTCTGACATTGGGAGTCCGCTTGCTGGAAGGCACGAATGAAGGTAAGTGCCCTTGTCGGAAAGGAGAAGTATGTTGCACAACACGTTTTACGACGTGCTTGTCGCTTACGAACCAGTAGTATACGTGATTGTCTCAATCATCGGCGCTGCTGTTGTTCGCTACTTCTCTCGTCGGAAGTAGTTTAGCGATAAGCCAATATCTAATACACACATTGGGGGTCGTGCTCCCCGTACATATTCTTGACATTTTCTCTTTTGCAAATATAATTAAAGTGTGTAATAGATATTGTGCTTGTTGCAACTACTTCTAGTTGAACCAGCCTTGCCGTTGCCCAATCGCAGCGGCTTTTTTGTTTTCAGCGATGAATTTCCAAATCCTTAAGCTCGTACGCTTCCGCAAATTGACGTAATGCCTTTGGCTTAATCCGATTAAAATACTGGCTGCGTTGATACCCAATCGCCATGTAGCAAGCTGAATCTGAGTAGCCTTGCAGGTACAACAGATCTAAGACCTCACGGCTAAAGGCATCACACCGATAGATTGCATCAACAGTTGCCTTGACCACTTGCTGGGCATAGGACCGTTGGATAATCCGCTGCTCTAAGGGATTGCCTGCTGGGGCGCCCTTAGGCATATCGGTAATTTGCGGCGACTGAATATTAGAGAGCTCCTTCCCCGCCATCCGCTTCGCACGCGGGTAGATCCGGGTCAGGAAATGCTTAACGTTATTCTCGGTTGCCTTGTAGTCAATATCATCACCCAGTAGAGATTGTTGTTCGTACAT